TCACTAATAATAATACTAAGATGTTTCGCCGCGAACGCGGAACCGTTTTTCCCATGTCTCTGTTGTTGCGTTAAATTGCTGTGCCTGGATATGATCATCGACAACAATGAAACGCCACGTCCCATCCATAAACCTCATTAAATCTTCACGAATCAAACGAAGATACGTCTCGACATAATCCGACAGCTCACGTAAGGACTTCGGTGAACTCGCTATCTCCGGAGTCAAGAGTATTTGATCGTCGTCTTCTTCGCTAACATATATTACAGCCATTAAACCCGTCCCAAGAGTATTGGAGCATTTATCATGTAACTGGAAATCTGGAAATCATCGCCTGTAGAAGAAAACTTAAACTGTATCTTTTTGCTCGTATCATTGATCGGAATAAAATAGTCCGCAAATTCACTGGTCAAAGACGTTGCATCGAAGTCGGTCCAGCCCGTATCGATGGTCTCGAAATTGCCTGTGCGGTAACTAATCACGACGCTCGTACCCTTGGCCGTAATAGTAATGCCCGGCCAGAGCTTGTTTCTGCCCGGAAAACCGGTATCGCATACTTCCGTAATATGCCGAGACGGAATATCTATACCATCGTCCTGAATAAGATCGCTGTCGTATTGATAAATATAGCCCGCCGAATCGCCGATAACGATCCTCTCGTCAGTCAATATTTCCGTCATTGCCATGCGAGACGTTGTAGCGTAAGTAATATAATCCTGGCTCGTCGGAGCCTTGTCTACAAGGGCCGTTCCCGCCGCCAGGTTGGATTCGTCGGCCCCGTTCTGAGAAAAAGTGAACGTCGTAGTCGATGGAACCGAAGCTATTGTGTGCGAACCGCTAAAAGCATCTGTTTCGCCGCCGCTATCAACACTGGCAAGGACAGCCGTTTCACCGGCAATAAAACTGTGAGCAACGTCAGTAGTCACCGTTACAACGTTCGAAGATCGTACACAGCCGCCGATAGCCACATTTTTGGGTGGACTTCGTTCAATCAACTTGTCGGCGTAGGTATCGCCGATCATATAAGAACCGGCACCAATCAACCCTGCCGCTGAGATCCCCGCCGACGTCGTAGCCCACTTGTGTGTAAAATCACGTTTCATCCACGAGCCGGTACGGGTATCAATTGCATAAGCCTGCGTAACGAATTCACTGCCGTCCGGAACAATATAAATCCATATACGTGAACCTTTCGCACCAACAGTCATCCAGCACCGGTATGCGTAAGCTGGCGATAAGTCACGTTCGAGATATTTTTGGATATTATCGCCTATCGGCCTTATGTTGGAACCGCCCTTATAAGCGTAAACATTGAAATCACTGCCAACAAAATAGTGAACATTGTTTTTTATGCAGAGCAAGTGCGGACCGAGCAGGCCGATATCGGGGAACTCGATCCTCGGCCTAAACACCGTCGTACCGCCAACCCAATTCAAAGACCATGTCGAATTGTTCTGATACTGTATCCACTGATTGCCGAGCAGGCCGCCGAAAATATTTTCGCCGCCCGTCTCGAACAGATCGGTGTATCCGGACCCCGTACCCGTATAGCTTTCGAGCTTGCCTGCCTGTGACCATCTTATTCGTTGATTGCAATCGTGAAGTGAATCGACCGCATCGGCTTCTTTGGCACTAATTAACAAGACACGACTCGCCAAAGATCCGACTTGAAGGGCGTAGTGCTTCGTAATGGAGCTGCTGGTATGATGATAGTCATCGGCACCGAGAAGATCCACGAAATCCGTCTCGTTCTTACCAGCCCACCTTTGTATCGGTGCGACCTTACCCGGACATACAAGGCAATGCTTGTACCAATTATCACCCGTCCCGTTTAACGCAATGCCGTCCGTATGAAGTATTACGGAATGACTAACCGGATTGTAAATATTAGCGTTAAGATCATTTCCCGATTGCGAGACATCGTCCCAGGTATCATCCTGGTTATTCTTATTGTAAATCTTTTCCGGTGTGACCGCCATGAAATGCTCGGTCATATCAAGCTCTTTCCACCGAAACAAATCAAGAATCGCCCCGCTCAAAGGTAATGAGGATGACGCTATCTTACTAAAGCCATACGGCGTCTTGATCGTGCCTCTGGAATACAAGACGTTTCGTGACCCATCGGCCGCACCGCCATACTGCAACTCGGCAGCATCGTCTGCCATTGCATTAAAACCGCGATCCACTTGCCTTGTAACGATATCTTGCATTTTAGAACCTTAGTGTCACGCCTGCTGAAAATACCCATTCGTCCGGCTTCCAACAATCCATGTTTGAGGACCAGTATTGATTCCGGCCCTCGATAACGACAACCTCTTTGATTAGCACCCCTACTACCGGCCCACCGATCACAGCATCAAAATCACTTTCAAAGGTTGTCAATATTCGACCGCCGACGTATGGATTTATGAAGGCGTTTCTGTCACCCACTTTCGCTATCCCATAAATGCCGCCAAGGTAATCAGTGCCCGTGAAAGGATAGTCCCAATCCATGCTTGATTGCAATTCGGCCCCGACCTCGAAGCTGTCACCAATATCAGTGCCGAGCCTTGTGATAAAGCTTGTGTCCTCATACATTGCCCAGAGATTTACAGCCTGGGCATTGCCTGCAACGAGCAGGCATATAACCATTGCTAACATTACTAACCATCTCATAATCGTCCCTTTCAAAAAAAAGTTAATATTTAATTATGTAATTCAGAGCGATGTTCACCGGCCTTGTCTCGGTCTTTCCGATATATGTACTGTCGGTAGAATCATAAGGGCCGGAAGATTTGACTACATTGGAAGAATCTTCTATTGCAGCGTCTCCCCTACCGACGTAAGCACTGTCATCCGAGTCACCGTAATCGTCTGTTTGTACTCGGTGAACGTGAGCAATAATCCCATCCTGCTGTGTAGAACCCAAAGTCCTGACGTCGGGATCGACGGCCTGGGCCTCGTCGAGGCCTCGAACAAAATAGCCCACAAGATCTGGAATATTGAACGTTGTCGATCCGTCACCTACACCGTAGGTAGTACCAACGACAGTATACAAATCGGAATAAGTGGTCCTCGATACAGCGTTACCGTCACAAATAAACCATCCGGACGGAGCGGAAGAACCGGCATAAGAAATAATAGCCCCTGTCGGAGCCAATGCCTGACTCGTTGCCGCCGCCAATTTGGCCGTGGTAATATTGGCATCTGCGATTTTAGCCGTGGTGATATTGGCGTCTGCAATTCCCGCCGTGCCGATCTCTATGGCAACCTTGGTATCCTCCGCTGCGTTCATAGTAAAAAATTGCAGCAAAGTCGTATCGTAAATCAAATCATCGTGAACGAAGGTGCTTGCAGTAACATTGGCGTCGACCGCCGTTGTATCATCGTAAAACAGGATCGCACAGCCGCCGGGTATATGTTCGCCGCCTGCGGAGCTGGTTGCCAGCGTTTGATGCTCCTTGTTCATCCGGATAGCGATCCCCTTACGAAGATCGTACATTTCCTTGTAATGATTGCCTATAGGCTGGTCGATGTCCGGACTTGTCACGTCCCACTTGGTCCCGTCCCAGGGATCGTGCGTAGCCGCCATGACAATTGCCGTAAAAGCGATAACGAAAACAATAGCTAATTTGGTCCAAATAGATCTCATATTTTAGTCTCCATACAATTTTTCCAGGCAAACACAGTTATAATCCTGGTACTCGGAAAGCCATTCTTCGAACATTAAACGAGTTTTTGTAGCTTTATTTTGAACGCCGGGGACCGACAATGCGATGGTATCGTAAACTTCGGTAAGGGCAAAGAGGATCAGTCCCTTATCGGAATTGGAAAGTTCGGATTGTGCCGTCGATTCAACGTCGGGAAACGGCGTTGCCCATGCAGTATAATCAATGCGAAGATTTAGACTATCGTAGTCGCTCGAAACCGGGCAGTTGAAATAGATCTTTCGGCCATATCGTGTGTACTTCCACGGTTCCGATTCCGACTGTTCTGAAATAGGAATGTAATCCTCGAAAAACTTTTCCTTGTCTACGTACTTAAGCCCGGCCTGCCTGGTATCTTCGCCGTTAAGTATCCATATCTTGCCG